TAGGGGGGATATAGGGGGGGAAGGAACAGGGGGAAGGGGAGCAAAAATTCTGCTAGACTCTGCTAGCGTTTGCTTCGACTTGCTAGCTTTTGCTTCCCCGCCAGCCCTCCCAGCCATTGCCTTTTTCTGACTTATTTCATAATCCATATCCATTTGAGCCTTCAGTACCAGATATAGGCTAATCTCATTTCCTCTGGGCTTCTCCGCGCCTCCACCCATCCCGTATGCCAAGATAGATGCCAGCAACCGGCCCCGCTCAGAGTCCGTGAGCGCCAAAATGGCCTCAGCGCAAATGATTGGGATTTTGATGTACTCCATGTTTTAAGGACCCACCCATCTCACTGCCCACCAGCCGGCCCTTCGATCACTTCTCCGGTGTCGCCATCAACCTCGTATCCCTCCGCTTCGATCACGGTCTCATCAGGGACAGAATACATATCTTCGGAGATTTCTGTCTTGATGGTTTCGTCAGAAGTCAGTCCCCGCATGAACTCCGTTTTAAGAGGAGCATATTTCAGCGCCTTTTTGAGGACGGTCTTCTTTGCCATCTCTTCAAAGTTTGTCTGCCAGGGACCGTTGCTGTATGCCTTGCTGTACTTCTTGGCGTGGGTGCGAACATCATCGACGCTCATGACCTCAAAGCCATAGCCGCCATCTTTCGTGCGGAAAACAGCGTAGAAATAGACGGGCTCTCCCCGTTCCCCCTTCGCGGGAACATGATGCAGCTTCGGCTCCAACCCAAGCTCATACTCAAACTCGTCGTTTTCATAGACAGTCTGCGCCTGGATGGTGGATACCTCGCCGGAGCGATAGGCCAGGTCAATCAGGCCCTTGTAGCCAAGCTGGAACTGGCACTCCAGTACGCCGTGATTTTTGAATGGGATCAGGTATGCCTGCCCCAGCGGGGTGTTGGGCTCCATGCCCAGCTGTGCCGCCGTCATCATGGCGCCGAGAAAGCTCTTGGGCGTGGTCTGCGCCAGCTTGGGGTTTGTGGACAGAGCGGAGAGGGTGATCCGGGTGAACCGCTCCGGCGTCAGCACGGAAGGCAGCGCCTTTGCGATCTCCCCCTGCATTTTCTTGATATAGTCCTGCATGGTGGCAGGCCCTTTCTTGGCAGCCTGGGCGCTTTGCGTACCCTGGATGAGTCCTTCTTTCATGCTCCCTTGTCCTCCTTAATGGAAAATCTTCTGAATTTACTGATTTTGAAATATTGCGATAAGTCCAGGTCCGGATGATCCTTGGAAAATGCTTTGACATCGAAAGTGGTGCGGCTCTGCGGCGTCCACAAAACGCTGAAGTTCCCGCAAGTGGCCTTCTCCGCCTCGCCCATGTCCTGCATGAACGTCTGCTTGATGGCCTCGATCCGCCGCTCGATCTCGCGCTTTTCTGACTGCAGCTCCTCATAATCCCGAAACATGGCATCCCGGCCAAACAGCTCAATGGAGCCATTGTCAGAGTCCGCGTAAATCGTTTCCATGGCTTCTGTGGTACTCTCCGCTCCGTCCGGCTCCGGGGGCTCCTGCGTCATCACATGCAGCTCCCAAAAATCCTTTGCGCACCGCTTCAGGGCCCCGATCTCATCCGGAGAGACATACACGCTGCTCTCACACCATTCCGGACAGATGTCGCCCGGGATGGTGGTAATCTGATAGATATAAAAGGCTTTATTAAGCACCAATGCAGCCAGATACCAGCGGCACCAGCCAGTGACGGCCAGATAAGTCACACACTGGGCGTAATAGCTTTCCGGGAAGTCTCCCCCAGTGTAGGATTTGAGGCTGAGGGCAGATGCGGTCTTGCACTCCAGCCCTGACTTTTCCCCCATGATCCTACGGTCTATGTTTGCGTGCAGATAAGGAGCTGCATCATTGCGTAACAGGTAATTCATACGCTGTGCCGTTTTCCCTGATTTCTCTTCAAAACGCTGGGCCACATAGTCTTCCAGGTCTCTGCCCTGGCGCACGGCCTCATTATCCTGCTGCTCCGGAAGGAGCCCAGTCTTTTCCGCCCAAACCGAATATGGTGAGCGGTATTTGTTCAGGCCCAAAACGGCGCCCATATCGCTGCCACCCAGACTGTTTCTGCGTTCCCGCAGCCAGTTCTCGCGGCTCATGTCTGATGTTGGGATCTTATGTATCATCGTCGTCTCCCTTCAAAATCTCCGTGAAATACTGTTCTCCAGCGCCACAGATCGGGCAAACCACCTCTCGCCTGCTCTCCCTGTTTCCATCCCAGTCAATGATCTCTGAATAGGAAACTAGCGTCGGCTTATCGAACAAGGTCCCGCAGATATCACAGCGATACATGATACTTGATCTTGCGGCCGCAAGAGGGACAGAATCTCCAGCCGTTTTCCTGCGGGCCGTCCGCCTCAAATCTCTCCAGCTCCAGGCAGGTTTCGCACTGCCAGACATTGTTTTCCTCATCAACGCAAATGTAATTCGTTTCATTCATTAGTCATTCTCCTTCTTCGCACCACCAGATATCTGCCGTCTGGACGCCCAGGGATAAGGCAAAATCGTGGGTAGGGACTGCAATATCAATATGGTCCCCCTTGACTGCCGGACCGGTATCATCCGCCCGCAGATAGGCCATCCCGCCGTTGTACTCGATCATGATGGTACTGCCCAGCGGTATAATGCCCGTATCCACAGCGCAGCTCACATAGGGCGTTACCCGTCGGCCGCTGGCTGTGATGCCTGTCCCAGTTCCGCAGATGTGAGGACGCTCCTCACAGCAGTAAAAGGTGATGGTGGCACCTTCCAGCTTGTGAGACCGGGCCAGCAAAGCAGCTTCTATAAGCTCATTCTCGTTTTCCTCGATCTCTTCTTCTGTCAGATAACAGCGAGTGGTGGCCGGGGTATCGTCGCCGGGTAAGCTGCCGTCCTGCGTGGCGGGCTCC